GGCGTTTTTAATTTTGCTAAAGCAAAAAGTTACAGGATTACTGGAACTTAACGTTACCTGAAGTAATACCAACTAGACCTAAATAGTCAGCGGCGTTACCTAAGCTACTTGCTGTGTTCGACAACTCAACATAACCATAACGTGTCATGAATGATACGACTGGCTCAAATGTTGATGGATCTAAAACAACACCACTGCTCATCAATGGAATGTATGGGCAATAGAAAGCAGGAGCATCAGATTCTGAAGAACCTTTGTAACCTACTAGGATGCTTTGTGAATCGCTAGCATATGAGTTAACATATACTTTCATAGCATTGTTCAATGTACCAACAAACTTAGTGTTTGTAGGTGCTTCGAATGTACCTTCTGTTGTACGAGCAAATGCGCTAGTAGTAGCAGATTGTAGAATTGTCAATGCAAATGGGCTAACCACAGCGTAGTTACCAGCACCACGACGTGTACGTTGAGCGATCAAGTTAGCAACGCGGTTGATCATAACTGCCAAGGCAGCATGCTCATCACCCACGAATGTTGCTGTACCAGATACTGACGCTTGGTCGTATGTGTATAAAGCTGAACCAGCTAATGATTGTAGGCTAGCTAGAATCTCTTGGTCGATCTCAGCAGTAATTTCTTGTGCTAGAGCAGCCATGATTTCAGCTTCTACGTCAATACCTTGTTGTGCTTGTGCATCTTGAGCTGATTCAAATGTCCAGCGAGCTGACAATTTACGTGTCTTCGCTTCAACAGTTTGTTTCAAGATTTGAATGCTTAATCTGTTACCAGCTTGACCTTCTAAAGTAGCTGTTGAGCTAGCCTTAGGAGTTGCGTCAGTTGTGTTACCAGAGTAAGAAGCCGCAATCTTGAATGGGCTCAATGCCTCTTCACCAGCTACTACACCAGCGCCCGATGATGAATCAGCGTAGCGAACACGTAGAGTGTGAATTTGTCCTACTGGACCAGTCATTGGTTGTACGCCTAACAACTCGTTAGCAATAACGGTTGGCATTACGCGGCGGATTACTGGAAGAATCACGCGATTTAGTGTTGCAACGTTACCGGCAGAAGTGGCACCAGCAGTAGCGGATTCTGCAAGATACTTACGAGTATTCTCAAGAGCCACGCCCATTACTGATTTTTTAGTGCCTGATAGGCCTTCTAAAAGTGCTTCTTTAGTTTCTGCCCAACGTCCGTTTAATAGTTCTGACATTTAAATTTCTCCTTAAAATTTTAGTCCAGCAAGTTTGCGAATATCAATGATATTGGCATCTGACTCGCTACTATGATTGGTGTTGGAAATTTTATTTCCTGTGACTTCTTTTGCCTCTACAAGTGCCTGTTTCTTCTGCGGAGCTCTTCCAGTGTTACCAGAGATAACTGATGGTAGATACTTTTCAAAACTTTCGTTTAGACGTTCTGTTTTCACAGACTCCATTAATTCGCCCATGATTGAACGTTGCTCATTGTTTAGAGGAGCTAGTAATTCATTCATGATTGCTTTTCTTTCTTGACTCTCTTTAAGAGCACGGATGGTAGCTTCTTTACTTTCTAATATTTGTTCTGCTTTTGCAACGGCCTGTGCGGCTTCTTGCATTGCCAAATCTTTCAAGTCTATAACTTTGAGTAATTTTGCTGTTTCCGATTTTTCATTTAGGTAACTTGTAGAATATTCTGCGGCAAAAGCTTCGAATAATTTACGTCCAAAATCTGCGCGACGAGCGGCTTCAATGTCTTCTTTCAGTGCTGTAATTTCAGAGTTTAAATTCTGAGTTACTACTGATTCAACCATCTTAGCGGCACGGGTAACAAATTCTTGTTGTACCTTCTTGATTTCTTTACGACCTTCACGGACTAAGCGAACTTTCGTTTCAGCTAAGTCTTGTTTGTCTTTGTAAAACTCTGTGATTTCTTGAGCTAGAGCCTCAACTACGAATTGTTCTAGTTTACCAAATTTACTTGCCATAACCACCTGATCTTCGTGTAACTCACGAACTTCAGAAGCTAACTGACGTGTAACAAATTCCTTCATTACTTCAGTGTCTTTCTTCATCTTCTTAGCATATTTGACTTTCATCTCAGCTAATTGATTGCGGTCATCTGCAAACTCGACAATCTCAACAGCTAGTTGTTCAGAGATCATACGATCTACTGCTTCAACCATTGTGTTTTTGTCGTGTTCGTATTTTTGTGCAAACTCTTCACGTAATTGTTCAGCTACTTGTGTACGAGCTTCGTTAATACGACTCTCGAAAGCGGCTTCAATTGACTCCTTGATCTCTTCAGAAATCATGCTGTTTTCAAATAAACCTTTTAGTGCATCCAACATATGATTCTCCTTATTATTGGAGTTTGTTTATTATTGCTAATAAACTCTCTTTGAGATATTTCTGTGCTTTAGGGTCGCCCTTGACCTCTTGCGCTATGCGTAAGGAACTTAATCCGCCTCGACTATTCATCAAGTGTTCATAAATTGGTGTAGGGTATGCTCCAGGAGCACTAGGTTGAGCTACCATATCTACTGTGATAATCTCAAAATCTGATACTTCTCCTGATCCGTCTTCTTTTACGTTGCCGGATCCGCGACTTGAAACTCCTAACTTGACTCCGCTTTCCAACATTGTCTTGATAAGTTGTCCCATAGGGGTTGGTAAAATTTTCAGTTTACCGTAACCGTTAGGACCGTCCATCCACATGTTTG